CGTGCAGAAAACTTTATAGAAGACGGTAAACTTGATGTGAGAAGGGACTAATGGAAGATACTTCTGCAATAGTTCAACTTATTACCGATTACGGATTTCCAGTTGTCATGATGGTTGGACTAGGATACTTCGTATATTATGTGTGGTGGTTTATTGGAGAAAAGATAGACCCCGAAATTGAAAAGATGCACTTTGCATTGATAAGAGTGATAGACCAAACTAGAATGTTAGACCAAGACCTAATTCGATTAAAAGAAAAGGTTGATGTTGTTCTAGAATACCGTGAAAATGAAAAAAAGAAAACTACTAAAAGGTAGTTATGATTTATACATAACTAACGCTTGTAATTTACATTGCACTGGTTGTAGTGTTCTTGATTATGGTGGAGATTACGATAAGAAAGGTAAAATCACTATACCATATTTGAAGTTAGAGGATGTCAAAGACATTATAGAAAACTTCAACAGATTAGATTTATGTGTTGAAGAACTAAAAGTTCTAGGTGGAGAACCTACAACACACAAAGAACTCAGAGAAATTACTGAGTACTTAGTAGAAAATAATGATTGTTATGAAAAATTATCTATTGTCACAAATGGATTAAATTTTTCTAATAACATAATCGACATAATGAAAAGTTATGACCGAATCATTATTTCAGTTTATACAGAATTGGGTAGAATTGATAGTGAATTAACTCGTTCAAATGTGTATAAAGAACTGATAAAAAATTCTACTGTAGATTTTTGGCAACAAGATACCTTTGTCCGTTTCGGTGAAAAATGGGAAAATGTTGAGTATGACCAATGGAGTAATTGGAATAATTGCTACCAAAAAGATAAGTGTGTATCTTTATCTAAAGAAGGGATATACCGTTGCACCATTCTTATGAATGAGAGAAGTGAGGGTGTAGACTGGTCTAATGATAAAGACATTATTAATTATGTGCATCGTGATGAACCTTTAGATAGGTGTAAAACATGTTATTGGCCTGCACGACAAGAACGGTGGTTTAGTAAAATGTGGAAGACCGATTTAAAAAATTATAAAAAAGGTTTAGAAATTATAAAGACGGTAAACATACATGAAAAAAATAATATTGACAACACTACTATTCTCGATAGGTCAGACTAACGCAGACATAGTACACAAATTCAAAAATCCATCCTTCAGTGGAATCGGAACTGGTGCTCATTACCTTACAATTGAGAACCAAGAGACATCAAGGAAGAAAGCGATTCGTGATGCATTGGACGCCGCTGAAAAGGCCGCACAAAGAGAAGAAGAAAATTCCACCCTCGCAAAATTTATAAGAAACTTAGAGAGCAGAATATATGCTCAATTTGCAAAACAATTGGTTGAATCAATGTTTGCAAATGATACTCCTGCAGGTTTTGGTTCCTTTGTATTAGAAGGAAATACAATCACATGGGAAGTAATCACTGATGAATCAGGTACAGAATTTATAAGATTGATTGTTGTTGCAGAAGATGGAACATCAACAGAAATTACTATTCCAGTTGGTACTGGAAACTTTGCACAAGACCCTGATGGATAAATTAATTTCATCAATAGTATTATCTACAATCTTATTAGGAGGATGTGCATCTGTTCCACGTTGGTCAGACAATCCAAAAGATTGTAATCCCGAAACATGGGGTGAAGAGTATAATCATGATTTATGGAACTATGCAAAAGCAGGTGGAAGAACGTTTGAACGTGCAATGCCTTATGTTTGTGTAGATAATCCTCAAGTAGTTCAACTTCCATCATACATTGAACTTATGCAATTACCACCTGCAAAAGAAAAACCAATTGTTGCAGTTTATCAGTTTCAAGATAAAACTGGACAAAGAAAATCAAGAGAAGGAATCGCAGACTTCTCTACTGCAGTGACACAAGGTGGAGTTGAGATGGTAGTTGATGCACTTAAGACTGCAGGAAATGGAACATGGTTTCGTGTCGCAGAAAGGAATGGGATTGACCACCTAGTCCGTGAGAGACAAATCATACGTAGCGCAAGAGACGACTATGCAAGGTCAACGGGAGAAACTCCCCAAGGTTTACAACCTCTACTATTCGCAGGAATGATAATAGAAGGGGGTGTAATTGGTTATGATACTAATATGGAAACAGGTGGGATAGGCGCAAGAACACTTGGTATAGGATACGCAAGACAATATCAAAAAGATTCCGTCACCGTATCCATGAGAGCAGTGTCCGTATTAACAGGTGAAGTGTTATTAAACGTTCAGACACGTAAGACTGTTTTGTCTTATGGGTCTTCAGGTGATGTGTTCCGATTTATAGAACAAGGAACTCAATTAATAGAATATGAGAACGGTGTGGGAAATAATGAAAGTGTGACATACGCAGTACGAACAGCGATTGAAGCTGCAGTACTGGAATTAATAAACCAAGGACACGATAGAGGTTTTTGGGAAATAGAAGGAAAAAACGAAAATGAATAAAATACTTTCTTTAGTATTACTAATGTCGACAGCTTTTGTTTTCGCACAATCCACTGATGATAATGAAATTAAAATCACTCAAACTGGTGACACACTTAGTTTGACAATAGACCAAATTGGTTTTGGAAACAAGGTAGGTGGTGATGATGGTAGTTCAGGAAGTTTATCTTCCATGACAATTACTGGTTCTTCACTTACTTTTGATTTAGATTTCACTGGAAATAACAACGTTCTTTTCGGGCCTGTAATCGCAGATAGTTCAAGTTATACACTTGACTTTACTGGTGATTCAAACTCAATTGATTGGAACATTGGTTATATCGGCAGTTCGGATTCTTCAAACTATAACTTTGATGTCACTGGTGATTCAAACACCTTTGATTTAGACCAAGGTTATGCTTTTAGTGCAGAAAGATTAGATGCAGATTTGATTCTAATTGGTAATTCAAATGTATTTGATATCGATTGGGAGAGTGATGATATTGTATGGAATTTCGAGGTGACTGGAGATTCAAATAATATTAACACATTGCAAAACGATGAAGCACATTCACTTACAGTTGATTTGACTGGTGATAGTGCAGACGTAGATATCACACAAATATCAGGTACTTGTCCATCAGGTGCTACAGGATGTTCAAGTCCTGCAGGTATTATTGTGTTAGATGTCACATCAGACAATGCAACAATTCAAATTAATCAAAAAGATTCAGCTAACGATTCTTAGTATATCATTGGTGGGGTTGGTTAACGCCGACCCCATAGGTGATGTCACTGAATTTACAGGTATAGGAACACTTGTAAGAGAAAATAGTGATACTGAAATCTCAACGGGAAGTGAGGTTCTTCTTTACGATGAAGCACGAACTGGAAACGGTAGAATGCTCATCGAATTTTTAGATGAAGAAAAACTTTCATTAACCGAACACTCAATCGTCTATATTGACGAAGCATATTATGACCCCGACCCATCGTTATCAAAAATGTCGATACGAATGGCACGTGGAACAGCGAGATTTGCATCAGGAACAGGTGCAAGAATAAACAAAGCGAATATAAACGTAGAGACACCTACTGCACAAATTACGATTCGTGGAACAGATTTTACAACCACAATCGATGAACTGGGTAGAACACTTGTAGTGTTATTGCCTGATGAAGATGGAGTGACACCTTCAGGTGAAATAGATGTCGAAAACGAAGGTGGAAAGATTACACTTAATAAAGCATTTGAGGCGACTATGGTATCCTCAGTTGAGACACCACCAACACAAAGTGTGGTGATTAATAATATTACAACATCTATGATTGATAATATGTTTATTGTCAATCCACCCGAAGAGGTGAAAATCGCAATGGAAGAAGAAGCGATGAATGACCTCGACCAAGACCAAGGGATATTGGATGTTGACTTTTTAGAATTTAACGAATTGGAAAGTGATGCACTTGCAGACACTACTGAAGACTTAGAGTTTTCAGAGTTAGACATCGATTTATTAGATGTAGATTTCCTTGTAGACTTATTAGATGTCGTAGAGGAATTAGAAAGGACAACAGTTAAATTTGGAGATGCACAAAAGAAAGGTGAAACAGGAGACTTCGACCTTCAAGGTGCAACAATAGGATTTAACAAAGATTCACAATATAATGTATTTGTCCAAGACGGAGATTTATATCTCTACAGAAACGTAAACGGAGTGATTGAGATAATCATTGCACAAGGTGGAAGTGGTTTCGTTTCGACTGCTGTTGAAGGATACGAGGGTGTTATCGAGTTTGGTAATGGTGACCCAAGTATTCAAATTTATATTACCCAGCAGAACTAAATAGGAGAATATATGTTAAATAAACTATATAACTGGCACCGTGACTATTCGTATAAATGGATAGACATACTAAAACTGGATTCATACGAAGTCGCATGGATAGGTTTTGGTAAAGGTGTCTTATTAGTGTTAATATTACAATGGATATTTTAAAGAAAATACAATTGACAATCATAGGGGTGTTATGCATCCCTATGACCTATGCAGATGATAACGAGATAAACATTCCGAATGTTTCGGGTAATGATATTGAAATAAAAATTAATCAAGTGGGATACGCAAACACTATTCAATGTTATCAAACATCTTCATGCTACACCAACCTACCTGGCGGTGAACTCAACTTAGTTCAATACAATGATTCAGGAACAATAAACAAAATAGAACTATGGCATCTTGAAGGACAAGATAATATTATCCGTTGGGGTCAAGGTGTTGCATGGGACAATGCAACAAGTAGTACCTACTCTTATGACGGTCAAGAGGGTGGTGGACATTATGCAAGATTAGACGTACACGGAGATTACAATCATTTACAAGGACATCAAACAAATGCAGGAAGTACCAGCGGTCACACATTCACAAGTCTTATTTTTAGTGATTATAATGATATTTGGGTAAGACAACAATATAACGGTGCAAAGACAATCAATCTAACAACATACAATGATGGTAATGATATCACATTACGTCAAAAAGGTTCATGGGCAACTCACGTTGCAAACATTACATTATCAGGAACCGACCCAACCACACTTAATCTATTACAACAAGGCACTACAACACAATCATATTCACTTTCACAAAACTGTGCTACAGTGGGTGGTTGTTCAGTATCAGTCACACAAGGAAATTAAAATAAAAAAATTTAGTGATGTTTAATAATTGGTATGTTAAAAGAGTCGAAAGGTCAGACGTTAAAGACTTCATAGAAACACACCACTATTCAAAATCAATCAATGGATGTATTGCAGACTATTGTTATGCATTATATCATCGTGATGAAATGAAAGGTGCAATGTTCTATGGTAGATTTGCAATGGTAAATCAGTGGATGAAATACGGTGAGTGTAAAGAAGACGTAATCGAACTCAGAAGATTATGTTGTATCGATGACACTCCAAAGAACACTGAAAGTTTTTTTATTGGTGCTTCCCTTAGACTTCTTAAAAAAGATTGGGGTGGTAAAACAGTAGTCAGTTATGCAGACACCGAATACGGACACGAAGGAATCATCTACAAAGCAACCAACTTTGAGAAAGTTGGTATAACAAAGTATGACAAAGTAATCATACACGATGGTAAAAGATATCACGACAAAACAATCAGAACAAAAGATGCACACGGAAATCTAAAACCCTTTGCACAAAAGATTAAAAATGCACTAGAAGAAGGAACTGCACACTTCCATAAAACAAAAGGGAAGAACGTTTACGTGTATAAATACTAGTATGGCATATAGTAAAAAAGTAATCGATAGATTCGAAGGTGTTCTCAATGCACCTGAACAATTCTCAGTTGGTAGATTCGACCCCAACGACCCAAACGTTGCAACAGGAATGACGGGTGCGCCTGCATGTGGTGATGTCATGAAACTGCAACTCAAACTTGACGAAAACGAGATGATAGTAGATGTCAAATTTAAAACCTATGGATGTGGAAGTGCAATTGCAAGTAGTTCGTTGTTCGTTGATTTACTCAAAGGTAAAACGATTACAGAAGCAAAACAAATTAAAGATAAAGAGATTGCAGAAATCCTTGAATTACCTCCAATCAAATTACATTGTTCAGTCCTCGCAGAAGACTCAATTAAAAGAGCAATAGAGGATTGGGAATCAAAACGTGTATAACTGGAAAACCGTTCTAGTCACTATTGGTGTTCTAGTCGGTCTCAAAATATGGTCACCTTATATTGTAGAAAACATCAAGTGGTCTTGGTTTGATTTCCTACACCAACAACAAGAACAGATTCATGTTCAAGATATTGTCTTAGTAGACATAGATGAAAAATCATTAGAGACTTATGGTCAGTATCCATGGCCTAGAGATATCTATCGTGATTTATTATTGAACACTGATTACACTAACACTCATGTGTTTAGTATTCTATTTGCAGAACCCGATAGATTTGGTGGAGATGAATCATTCGCAGAAGGACTCATCAATAGATTATCAATCTTATCTTCATCTCCTACAACGCAAACGCAGAAAGGTTCTGCTCCATTTGTAAGGACAAGTGTATTTGGTGGTGGAGATATCAAAGATTCAGTATGGCAATTCTCAGGTATTGCATCTCCAATCGATATATTACAGAACAATACTTACGGTGTTGGAGTAAGTGTATCAACACCAAGTGTATCAGGAACACCAAACTTTGATGGAACAGTTCGTTCTGCACCATTACTCGTATACGCAAACGAACAAGTTTATCCGTCTCTTGCACTTGAAACACTTCGTGCATATTATGACCAACCAAATTATCAAACACGTGTGACTCCTGAAACAGGAATAGAATGGGTTAGAATGGGTAGAGAAAAACCTATTGTCACCACTCCAACAAGTGATGTAATGATATCCTACTGGCACCACTTCGATAGAATTAGTGCATCGGACTTACCTCAATCAGAACTTAATAATAAGATTCTGATTTGGGGTTTGACTGCAGAGGGATTGAATAATCCAGTTTCAACCCCAGTGGGTGTAATGTATCCCCACGAAGTTCAAGCCTCAATTCTCCAAACCGTCTTGCAAGAAGTTCGTATACAACAATCCTACTATCTTGAATTGCTAGAGATTGTTCTTCTTGTGTCAGTTCTTTTATTGATACTTCTGATGGTCTACAAACTTCCCACAGCTCTTGCGGCGATAGTGAGTCTATTGTTTGTAAGTATACAGGTAGGGGTGGGTTATTACGTATGGATTTCGCAACTCGTTCTTTTCGATACCTTCTTTTCATCGATATCCTCCTTATTAGTTTTCGGTCACGCATCATTTAATCAATACTATACGACTTATCAACTCAAGGAACAAATTAGAAAACAGTTCCAAAAGTATTTATCTCCCGACATGGTTGACCAACTCGCAGAAAATCCTGAACTATTGAGATTAGGTGGAGAGAGAAAGGAAATGACATTCATGTTCATGGACATATGTGGATTCACTCCAATCAGCGAACACTATAAAAACAATGACGACCCCGAAGGATTAGTTGAACTAATAAACAAGTTTCTTGACATGCAAACAAAGATAATCCTAAATAATAGTGGAACAATCGACAAATACATGGGTGATTGTATTATGAGTTTTTGGAACGCCCCCTTAGATTGTCCTAATCATGCTGAACTAGCAGTTAAATCTGCAATAGAAGTATTAGATGCAACCAAGAAACTCAATGAAGAACTCAAACCCCTCAACCTTCCTCCTATCAATGTTGGTATTGGTATCTCTACAGGTGAGTGCATCGTTGGAAACATGGGGTCAGAAGTTAGATTTGACTATTCCGTCATTGGAGATGCCGTCAACCTCGGTGCTAGACTCGAGGGACAAACAAGAAATTATGATGGGGTGGACGTGTTGTTATCAGAAGAAACATATCGACAGTGTCCGTCTAGAGCATTCACTGAAGTCGACAGAATACTGGTTAAAGGTAAATCAGAGAAAGTTCGAATATTTACCCCAATGGGAACTAGTTGACCCACCTTCTACAGGTGATTGGGTAGTTTTCACCACATTACAATTACTAGATGTTTTAACAACAATTCGAGGTTTAGAATATGATTGTGTTAGAGAATCAAATCCATTATTTGGTGAGAAACCAACACCTGAAAGGTTATTTTTCTACAAAGTAGGATTATTAACACCAGCACTAGAATACGATAGAAAACATGGTAATTTAAACGCCGCATCTATTCAATCTACTAATAAATTTATGACATTGGTTATTGGTAATAATCTAAACGTAATTCAAAGAGCAAAAAATAGATGTAAAAAAAGATAACTTTTTTTTAAAAAACCCCTTGAAAAAAACATAAAAGACCCTATATAATAATAGTAGGAGAGAACTTCAAAAGAGCTCGGATATGAAATACTATCTTAAAAAGAGCTCGGTTCTCGACTACACCTAATGCTCATAAGAGGTTAGGAATATAAACTTGCTTAATAAAGGAGAAATTATGACTCACTTAGATATATTTGGTCAATTCAGACCGCTCACAATTGGATTTGATAGATACTTTGACGAACTCAATCGTCTATCCAGTCACACACAAACTAACTACCCACCTTACAACATTGTAAAGGAAGATGCAGAGAACTTTTGTATTGAACTTGCAGTTGCAGGATTCAGTAAAAAAGATATTGATATCACTAAAGAAAAAAATGTCTTAACTATCGAAGGTAAAATTGACGAAGACTCAAAAGATTTTGTTCACAAAGGACTTGCATCTAGAGCCTTCAAAAGAAGTTTTACACTTGCAGACGATGTTGAAGTCAAGGGTGCAGACATGGTAGATGGTATTCTACACGTCAAATTGATTAGAGTTATTCCTGAAGAGGATAAACCAGTATCAATTAAAATTAAATAAAAAACCTCTTTACGATACACCCGTTATATTGTATAATGGGTGTATCTTTATATAAAGGAGATTATTATGATAAATGTAGGAGAAACACTTCCGAGTGTTAACTTACCAGTGAGAGTTGACGGAGAGTTTAAAACATTAAACACAACCGAACAATTCGCAGGAAAAAGAGTAGTGATATTTGCACTGCCTGGTGCATTCACACCAACATGTTCAACATACCAATTACCTGGCTTTGATGAGAAATTTTCAGAGTTCAATGAAAAAGGTGTAGAACAAGTTTACTGTTTATCAGTAAATGATACATTCGTAATGAATGCATGGTTTGAATCACAAAATGTTCAGAATGTTTATCCACTACCTGATGGTAATGGTGAGTTTACTGAATTACTTGGTGCAAGTGTGCAAAAGGCAAATGTCGGTTTTGGAATTAGGTCTTGGAGATATGCAATCGTTGTAAACGATAATATTGTAGAAAAGGTCTTTGCAGAAGAAGGTTTTGGTGATAATATAGAATCAGACCCTTATGAAGTATCATCACCTGAAAATGTCCTTGCAAACATCTAAACTCTATTCGGTTCTTAAAGAACACTCAAATGAAGTGGGATTACCTATATTGGATAATCCCACTTTTGAGTCTTTGACCAATGAATATGGTAAAGAACATTTCCGTGAAGTCTTATCAGAATATATCGCAACTGAAAGACCTCCATTCCCATTTAAAAAGATATCTCATGAAAAAATGAGAAAAACATTTCTAAAACTTCGTGATTCAGACCCATTCAAAACTATGACTGCAAAGAAAGATTTGCAAAAAGAAGTGTTAGAAAAATATGACGATTACAAATATAATTTTGAAGAATATGGATTAGGTTTCATAGATGCACCTTCCATATACAATGATGCATCTAATTACTTTCACCAAGACTTAAGACTTGCATGTGGGAGTTATGGTTTTAAATCACCAGTAGAAGTTTGGACACAAGGAACTGCAAAGAATATATGGAGTTGTTTCGGCCCTATATGGAGAGGAATCAATGAAGTAAAGAAAGTAATAATTGACGGTAAAGAAGAATTAAGAGGTGGAGAACTTACAGAACAAAGTTATATCTCTGCATTTAGATTAGGAACATATATTGCAACACAATTCAAACCAAACGTTGCAAGAACAATTTATGCAATGACTAATGCAGATACAGTTCTTGACACTTCATGTGGTTGGGGAGATAGACTATGTGGTTTCTATACATCTAATGCAAGTCATTATGTAGGTTGTGACCCAAATCCTAATACATTTGAAAGATATAAAAAACAGTGTATAGAATATGAAAAAATTCTTACAGGTAAAGAACCCGACTTATATGAAGGAGAAGATTACTTCTCATGTATTGGTTCTAAAAAGGTAGAGATATATAGATGTGGTGCAGAGGATTTACCATATGAAACCTTACCACCAATAGATTGTTCGTTTACTTCCCCACCATATTTTTCAACAGAGAGATATAACGAAGGTGGAGAACATTCAGAAGACCAATCATGGTCAAAGTTTAATGAATACGATGCATGGAGAGACGATTTCTATCTACCTGTATCACAAAAGTCATTTGATTCGTTGAGTGATAGTGGAGTGTTATTGATAAACATTCTTGACCCTAAAGTACACGGTAAAAGATACAGGTCAGGAGACGAACTTGTAGATATGATACAAGATAATTTCTTAGGTCAAGTTGGTATGAGAATCATGCAAAGACCACAAGGTAAAGCAGTCTTCAAAGATGAAGATGGAAACTTTGATAAAGATGCAATGGATGAATTTATGAATAAACTTTACATGGAAAACGTTTGGTGTTTTAGTAAAGACAAAACTATTGATATGTTTCAAAGTGTAAAAGTTTCTACACTAGAGGATTTCTTTTAATGTTGTTTGGAACACTATATAGAGTAGTGGAAAATCCACACGAGTCTGATGCAGGTATTGAAATCTTAGAAGGAGATTACAAAGGATTAGTATATCAGTATGGTAAGGTTCAGTTTGTTGAGGGTAAGAATCATTTAAACTTTCAACGAACAATTAGAAGACTTCCCGAATCAGGTGGAGATTTAGAAGAACTAAATACTAACGAAGAATTAGAACAGATTATGGGTGACATCTTAGTTGAACTCATAGATGAACAAAGGAAAAAAGAAAATGAACAAAGAGATATTGAAGGAACAGATTAAAAGACACGAAGGTGAAGTTCTTGAAATTTATGAAGACTCATTAGGATATTTAACATTTGGTGTAGGACATTTAGTCAAAGAAGGTGACCCTGAGTTTGGTCAACCTGCAGGAACACCAGTATCACAAGAAAGAGTAGACGAAGTATATGAACTCGATTTTGAAAAACACGTAGAAGAAACAGTTCACTTGTTTGAGTCAAAAGGAGGAGAAGACTTTTACAGTCTACCTGAAGATATACAACACGTTCTCATAAACATGACTTTTAATCTAGGAGGAACTAGATTTGGTAAGTTCAATAATATGTGGAAAGGTGTAATCGAAAATGATTGGGAAAAGGTTGCAGTTGAAATGGAAGATTCACGTTGGTTCAAACAAGTAGGTAGAAGGTCAATAGAACTCCAAGAGATTGTAAGAAATGTTAAATAAAGAAATCCGTGCCATCAAATTAATAGGTGGTGAAATTATTATGGGTTTCTGTACTGAAAAGAAACTAAGTAATAAAATCTTAATTGAAGAAGCACAAGAGTTATTAGTTCAAATAGTTGACGGTAAAATGGAAGTTGAACTTGCACCATGGTTGCCTTTTGCAATGGAGTATAATTTTGAAGTCAATAAAAGTTCGATTATTACAATCTTTAAAGTAAGACCAAACTTAGAAATAAATTATAAAAAGAATACAGGAAACAAATAATG